ATTCAGCTTTAATTTTAAAAAATATCTTAACCATAACATCGGTATCTTCTTTGCAGTCATGATGCTTAAAATCAATCCCATAATGTTCTGACACTGATTTTAAATCGTTTTTCGCTAAGCCTAGAAGCCTTTTAGATAGCGTGTGTGTGCTAATAAACTTTCCATCAGGGAAGTTTTCTTGAAACCACTTTTCAGTTTTTGCCGATCTTTTAGCGCAAGCGGCTTTCACCATTTTTCTATCAAAATGCCCATGCACTCCAAACATAGAGTAATTTGCATGACAACAGAAAAGCCCTTCTTTGTGATTATTAAAATAGGCTAAAAGCGAATAAAGCGACTCCCACTTATCATCAAAACACATAGCTTCTTCATAAGATATCTTGTGTATCTTATAACTTTCTTGATTATATCTATCAGGCTTAAAAGTTAAGAAAATTTCATCTATTGGTTTTTCTTGCTCATAGGTAATGCAATATGCGGTTAAAAGCTCCCCTCTAATCTCGTCTATGTCCGTTGTTTCTACGTCGAAAAACGTCAACTTCATCCTCTTTTATCCTTACTATCTCAAGCTCTTTTGGTGCTTCAATTACTATAGTATTTTTTTTATCGCCAAATTTTATAAAGATGCGGTCGCCAATTTTGACCGCATCATCACTTTTTTTTAAGTTTAAAACAATCATAAAATCCTAAAAAGGAATACCCCCAGAAGTTTTCATGTTCTTTCTAAGGCTCATCATATTACCGTCTAAATTTAGTCCACTAAATTTAGCTACTGCTTGCTTGTGGTCAAATTTAGTAATATTAGACTTGTAACCCACGTTTACATACTTGACTTTAGCGGATTTTTTAATTTCCCCGTCATCTGTGGTAAATTCTTCATGGGCAACGACAAGATTAATTGGGTCTGTTATAGGTCCAAAAAGATCATCAATAGATTTAGATTCATCGGCAATATCAGTAATTTTAGAGGCAATAAAGCCCATTCTTAAAAGAGTTTCTAATTGCTTGTCCTTTAATGATACTTCTTTGTTTCCTTGCTTAACCTTTGTATCTGTCAAATAAAAAACATGGTCGATGCTTTCACCAGATTCTAGCTCAAATTCAATGCCAAAATAAGGCGTTTGCTTTTCGCTTGACTCTCCCATATAAGCTCCAACAATTTTTACGTTTTTGTGTGTCTGCCTTGTTTTCCTTTGCTCTTTTAATTGCCAATTCAATGCTTGGCTTTAATTCATCAGGCATTTTTTTTAGTTTTTCTTGAACCTCACATTTTAAATCGTGAAGCTCTGAATCTGGCACATCAGCTTTTTCTTCTTTTGCTTTTTTTGCTTTGCCATAAAAGGCATGGATTAATTCGCTTACTGCCTGATAAGTTCCTTCTTTGTTAAATTCGACCTCATAAGGCAGCCCAAATCTGTTTTTGGCAATATGAGAAGGTCTTTCTTCTGTGAAAATAACCCTTTGTCCGTCACCCTCTAAGTATTCTTTTCCTTCGCTGTTTTCAGCTTTAAAATTCAGATAATTAGCAAAAAGAATAGCACTCACCCAATCATGAAAAATTGGCTTGATTCTTTTGTCTAACGCTGTGCTGTAATGATCGTAACTTGTATTTGTAATCGGATCTTCATGCTTTTCTTTAACAGAATGAGCCAAGAGAATTACGTTCATTTCTTTTTGGTCACGCAATGGAATTAAGTAATTATCTCTAATCCCTGCGAACATATCACGCATTTTTTCGTAACCCTTCCCAAAGCCACCAAAAACTGTTGCTAGTGTTTTGCCACTGTGCCCTTTTAAGATTTCCTTAGCAGCAATTTGCTCTAGTGAATCCAGGGTATCAATTACAACCGTTTTAAACCCGTGATCAGTATGAAGAAGGTCGTATAATTGTCCTTCCAAATCTGACCATTGACGAACCTTTGGCATCCTGGCCACTTCTAGCTCATCATTTTCTTCTGACCCAACATAGATTGGCTCTGGAGCTTCACTGGGAAATGTAGACTTCCCAATCCCATGCACCCCATAAAACATTAAAGCAATAGGTTTTTTTCTTTTGCCAGTTTCTACTTTTTGCAACCAACTCATTACAATTCCTCCTTTTTAATTAAAAGCTGCTTAACCAGCTCCATTCTAGCTTTTGGTATTTCATTCCTTGTAATCCACTGACTTACCGCCCTAGAATCTCTATATCCTAGCCACGCTGCTGTCTGTGCTGCGCCATGCAGATCAACAAAAGCTTTTAGTTCTTTTACTAGTTTCTTCATTTCTTTAGTCCCTTGTTTTGTTGACAATTCGTAATTTAGGTTAGTATAAACAAAACGTCAACAACAAAAAAAAGTGAACTAATGGAGAAAAAAATGTCACAACAGTACACCGTAACAGAATTTATTAAATTAACGCCAGTACAAAAAGAAAGACTTATGAAGCGTGACCCAGAACAGTACAAAAAGCTATGTCAAGAAATGGAATCTAAATTTAGCAAAGAAAGTGACCCTAGCTTAGCGAGGTATTTAAAATGAAAAATATATCAATGATTCAAAATACCGATGAATGGCGTTCGTTTAGAAATGAACGCCTTGGAGCTTCCGAGGCGAATATCATTATGGGAGTATCTAAGTTCAAAACCCCCTTGCAGCTATGGGAGCAAAAAACTGGAAAAGCCCAGGAAGAAAATAAAGAGCCTAACTTTATCCAAGAAAAAGGGCACAGAATAGAAGCTAAATGCCGCCATATTGCTGAAATGATTTTTAATACTGAATTTCCGCCTATTGTTGCTATTCATGAAGAAATGGATTTTCTCATGGCAAGCCTTGACGGGTATTCAGAAGAACAAAATTTAAACTGGGAATGTAAATACGCTGGTAAAGATGATTTTGAAAAAGTTTGCAATGGGGAAGTATTAGAACAATATTACCCACAAATTCAGCAACAGCTTTTTATTACTGGCGCAGAAAAATGTATACTTTTTGTTTGCAAGGATAATAAAGAATCTAAAAACCCAGATTTTCCATATCAATACACGTATTTATTTATTGAGCCTGATTTTAAATATATCAAGGAAGAACTTTTGCCAGCTATGATTAAATTCTGGGAAATGGTAAAAACAAAAACCCCTCCAGGAGCAAATATAAATGACGTAGTAGATATGTCACAAAGCAATGAAATGGCAGAGCTTTTATACGAATACAAGGAAATTAAAGGACAACTTGACGCTTTTGCTAAGGAAGAAAAGCAATTAAAAGACAAGATTTTTAAAATTGCCGTAGCTGATAAAGTTATTTGCAATGGAGTTAAGATCACGAAAACACTGGGAAAAGATAAAAAGGTTATTGATTACGATACTTTTTTGACCGAAAACAACATAGAAATACCTGAGCAATACATAAGCGTTAAGCCTGGAATTACTACGAAAAGAATAACTTTTCCCACCAAAAAGGGCCAATAATATGGCCCTTTTTTTTGCTGTAACTTGGGAAGAATTAATCGTATATCGCTCAACTAAGTGTAACACTCATAACGCTATTCGCCTTATTACTTCACTTGTTTTAAAATTCGGGCACGTTTTTTTACTATCTAGTTCATTATGCCCTAAAATATCAATCTTATCTAAGCCAAATTCTAAAAGTAGCTCACGACACACTATTGCACACGAATCAAATTGAGCATCTGTAAATTCATGCCTACCACTCAAGCAAATGCCGATGCTGTTTTTGTTGTGTCCTGCTATGTGCGCACCTGCGACATGAATAGGTCTTCCAATTTGAATTTCACCGTTTTTTTTAATAAAAAAGTGATATCCGACATCATAAAAGCCACGCTTAAGATGCCATTTTTTTATAACTGAAATATCATCATGTGAAGGAATGTCAGAGTCAGAACAATGCAAGGCAATAAAATCAATTTGCCTCATGGCGCATTACCTGACAAGCCTGTCTAAAAACTTATTCAGCGAGTCGTTATCCATTGACTTAAAGTCATTAATGCCTTGAGAACAAACTGATATAAACTCAAATTTGCCGTTGTTTAGCCTGCGATAAAGCCCATAGTCTCTTAGCTCAGGAGATTGATTGCAAACATACTCAGGCACAGGCATATTGTTTAGCCACAATTTTGCGTTTACTTGTCGTCTTGTTACGCAGCCAAAACTACTTAACATTAGGCAAAGAATCACGAATTTCTGTGTCGGTGCGCCCACTTAGCTCTCCTGCATTGTCTGGATTAATTAACTTCTCAATTGGTCTTTGATCTTGCTTTTCGTCTGACTCACGAATTGCATCTTTGTTTTCTTTCAAAAGAATTGAAGTTTGAATTTCTTCCACCGCCTTCACTATTGAAAAGTAGAGGGATGGAAGAAACTTAAAGATGAATTCTAAAACTGTCTTGATTGTCATTTTTTCAATTTCAACTTAACGCTTGAAAGAAGATCAACAATCCAAACCAAAACGCTGTAGACTTTGCTGGTTTTAAACTTGGCAAGAGCCTCATCGTCTTTTTTGCTTGGTGTCTCTGCCACCACGTTTTCAACAATCGCCATCACGGGCTTGAAGACGAAACGCAAAAGCCCAACGACTGACAAGATTGTCATGACGATAGGAAATTGATTTGCTAAATAAGATAAAATTTCGACTAGTGCTTGTTCCATTATCTACTCCTTGTGAATTACCGACTCCAATCTTGCGAGTCGGCTTTTTATTTCCATTGTTTCTTCTTTTCGATATGAGCTTTCCTTGATAATCTCTGCCATTTTTATATTAAGTAGATTTATACTCGTGGTTAAAATATCAAGTTTTTTAATAATATCTTTAAAATAAAGAGCAATGAGCGTTCCGAGGATGGTCATGAGAATATCAAAAATATTATTCATCATGTAATCCATTATAACGCCCTTTCATTATTCTGTTGAGAATAATTACTCATTAAGACAAGCATCAATAATTCCGATTAATGCTTCTTTATCTTCAATTGTGACTAATGTACCATCAGCGACTTCGTTATCAATTAGAGTTTTTGCCTCAACTAAATTTCCGACTTCTAATAGGGATTTGATCGAAGCGTATTGACTTAAAACCTGAGCTTTTTGTTGTGGAGTTAAGTCTTTTAAAACATTGTTTCTATAAATCAATTCTTTAACAACACCTTTGCCACATTGCATATTGCTTTCAATTTCTTCCATTGCTGCTTGTTTTAGCTCTGCTTGCTCAACCGCTGCGAGATAAGCATCTTTTTTTGCATCATTTTCATAAACGCCAACAACCGTCATCTTGTTGTAACCATTCTGCTTGCTACAATAAACCTCGGTGTATTCAGCGTCCATGATTGGGGACTCTTCTGTGTCGGTACAAGCCTTGACTGAGAGTAGTGTTTGACAAGCTTCTTGCCCTTCACAGCTTTGCGTTTCGCTTTTTGTGTATTTTGGAGAGTCAAGATTATCAACTTCATGCTCCCCAAATTCGTGATACTCACAGTTATGACTCGCTGGTTGTTTTATGCAACCATCTCCACAAGCTTGCATCGAACCATAAAACATAGCTTGGCAATTTCCAATTTCGGCTTGTTTTAAAAACATTGCATGAGCATTAAATGTCAAAAGTAAAAAAATTAAGTATTTCATTATGGTTGCTCCCCGTAGCAAATAAACATAAAACCTCTGTCAAATGGCGTTGCGGATGCGTTCTGTATTCTAATATCAATCGTTTGGCTTTCCGTGAATTTTCCAGCCGTAACCATGTTTTCCGCAGAACATAAAGGCGATTCGGTAAGAGCCCCGACTCCAAAACATGAACAATCAACAAGGCTTCCTGTCTTGAAATAGCCAGACGAAAAAGTGAATCCATATTTACCTGCTGCTGTTCTTGACCCACTTCCGAAGCAATCATCTGGACTTTCAAAGCTTGCTGTTGTTGTTTCGCTTATTTGCCTAATTCTGCAAATCTTAACAGGGTCACCACTGTTCGTCACAACTTGATTAACCAAAACTGGTTGCACTGTTGGCATTTTGAAGTCGTCGCCTTGTTTTTGGCAAATAATTCTTTTTTCAACAGCGGTAGTGATATTTAAGTTAGAGTTGTTTTGGCAATATAGACTTACAGAGCTGTTTGTTTCTGAAGCAATAGTACAAGTGTTTTGAGATGGGCTATTATTCAGGACAACAACCGAGCAATTCAAAGAATCATCCAGTGTTGCAGAAAGTGTGCAGACTTGAGGGGTTGCGTTTGTGCAGTCTCCTGAAATCCAATCAGTGTTTTCATCTGTTACTACTCCAGTAGTCCCAATCTTCGCACTAAATTCATTAACATTATCCGCAATCTTTGGAATTGATTTGTAAACTTGTGCCGTTTGCTCTGTTGATGCTTCTGCGTAAAAATTCAAAACCACTGCACCGGCAACAGAAGGAATTGTGTCGGTGATTGAAGCATCAATACATGATGTAATTGTAAAAAAATCATCTTTTGCTGTAAGGATAAAGTCCCAGAACCACCACCAATCTGATTTCCGCAATGAAGAAGTGTTCCATTCTTGGTAACACCAACCGCCCTATCTGCTGCTCTTGGTGCCGTCAGGGCAACGGTAACAGATAAATCCTCTTGAGCAACAAACTTGGTTCTAGTGTTGGGGATATCATTTTCAGCCACAATCAGCTGTTCAAATTCATCACTTATTGTTGCCGTGCCTAAAGTGTACTGAAGCTCAAGCGCACGGTCAGTCATTGCACTGGCGGCTTGTGATATTTTGTAGAATTGCTTTGCTGTTGTTTTTGCAGAGACAAGCCCAATAAGGCTTCCTAGGTACATATCATCAAAAACAGTCAAAACACTCGCATCTGTTGCTTCAACAACAAGTCTCAAATCACCTTTATCAGAGTCAAGATCAATCGCTGCCTTTGTTGGACACCTAAAAAATAATGATTCGTGGTTCGCAATATTGTGAGTCACTAAAGTTTTTTGTGCCAAAACTTCCGCATCACCATTCACGACTTTTAAGTCAAGATTCGCATCTCCACCCTTATAGAACACTCTTGATTGCAAAAAGTCACTGGTCGCTGTTGCTGTAAAATTGATTGATTTTTCAGCGAATAAGGGTGCTGTTGTTTCTTCTGTGCAATCACCTGCTGAGCATGACCAATTAACCGTGAAGCCATCCTCAAAGCCAGCATTGTCTAAATTATTGAAGCCGCCTGAGCCTCCTCCCGTGCCTGAACCAAATTTCTTTTCAAGAATACCATCGTTTGAAAAAATTAAAGATTGCTGGGCATCACTCCATCCGATGAAGGGCTTTGTTGCAGTATCGGTAGAAAAGATAAATTTTTTATCCGAATCAAGCCCATCACCTACTTGTAACTCATTTCCGCTATATTTAAGCTTTTTACTGGTCTTTTCAATAACTAATCTTTTGTTATTGACTCCATCTTCAGTTTCAAAAATGATCCCCTTATCAGAAGCAGACGAGCCTTTCCCGATTTTTACTGTGTCATTAGGATGAGTAACTTGCGCATAGGTATTTGCACAAAAAATCATTAATGCAATTAATAAAATGTTTTTCATAAATTATTCCTCATATATGGCCGTGATTAATGAATCTGTACCCTGGTCATCTACCGTAGTATCACAATTGCT